GTTAAACGCTTCAAGGCCGAGAAGGCCAGCAAGTGACCACGCTGCGCACCATAGCGCCTGCCACAGCGCCGGTCAGCCTTTCCGAGGCTAAGTTGCATCTGCGCGTTGATGGTTCTGACGAAGATAGCTTGATCACGGGCTTGATCGACGCCGCGACTGCGCACTTTGACGGGCAGGGCGTTCTAGGCCGCGCGATGGTCACGCAATCATGGGCGCAATGGGTAGACCAGACGCCCGGTTGGGTCCGGTTGACTGTTGGCCCTTTCCAGAGCCTTACATCGGTTGAGTATTACGATGCAGACAATGCGCTGCAAACGGCAACGCTTGCTGATTTTGAGGTTCGGCTAGACGGTGATTTTGTCATTGTGAAGCCGAAAAAGGATTACGTTTGGCCTAACGCCTACATTCGACAGGACGCCATTAAGATCACGTATGTAGCGGGGTTTGGCGATGCTGCAACGGACGTTCCGCAAAGCATTCGGCAAGCGATTTTGCTGACTATCGGTCATTGGTATGAAAACCGCGAGGCTGTTGTCGAGGGCAACTATAAATCGTTGCCCATGGCTGTTGAGGCGTTGATCGGCGTAGAGCGTGCGGGTTGGTACGGATGAAGGGCGCGGGCAGGCTACGCCATCGCGTGACGTTCAACCGTCAAGACGTGGACGCCACAGACGAGTACGGGAACCCGATGGATGAGTTTGCGCTTCTGTTCACTGCCTGGGGTAACGTGCGCGAAACCACTGGCAAGGAGCGTGTCGCGGCGGGTTCTGTTGAGAATGTCCGCACGGCGACAATCCGCATCCGCAATAGCACGCGGGCAAGCGGGCTGACCGAGGCTGACCAAGCCGTCGCGCGTGGTGAGACTTGGAATATTCGTGGTATCGCACACGCTGACGATAAGGGCGCGATGCTGGATTTGTTGGTAGAAGCTGGCGTTGCGCAGTGAAAAAATCCGGCTTTGGAAATACGAAGGCGCTCTTGAACAAGATCACGCCGGAGATTGAGGCCCAATTCGAGAAGGCCAACCAAGACAATGCGGACAGTATCGTTGATCTTGCAAAGGTGCTTATTCCTGAAAAGACCGGCAGAAACCGCGCGCTTATCCGAAGCCTGCCGGATGCTGACGGGTCGCGCCTGATCGACTTCGGCCCGAAATCCAAGGTCATTGAAGGCAACAAGGGGCCGCGCCCCTTTGTAAACCCGGCCCTAGCAGGCACGAAAAAGAAGCGCGCTGCCCGCAACAGAAAAGCGGTGCGTGACGCAATCAAGGCGGTGAAGTAATGGCAGACGGATACGCTCTTGCGCTTCAAAAGGCACTTGTGGCCGCGCTAAAGGCTGACAGCGATGTTGCCGCACTTGTAGGTGCGCGGGTCTATGACCAACCGCCACAGAAGGCCGTGCGTCCATTTGTTCGCATCGGTGGGATTGAGCCTCGCCCACTTCGCAGCGATTGCGGTACAGCGGCAACGGTTACATTCGGAATTGAGGCGCACAGCCGCCCTACAAAGTCTGGGCGCGTAGAGGCTACAAAGTGCGCAGAGGCAATCGTAGCGGCGATTGATGGGGCCGCGCTGACGGTCACAGGCTTTACGCTGGTTCAATTGCATTGGATCACACAAACCGTCGCGCAGGATGCTGACGGCGAAGGTTACACCGCCATCACGGCATACTCTGCCATTATCGACGGTTAATAGAATTGCGGGGATGACCTGCAAGCCCATATCCGCGCCTTGGGCAAGCGCTGGACCGAACGCTGTGAAGCGTCCAAATCCTTTAAAGGAGCCTACCCATGGCAAAGCAAAACCCAGACCTTATGTTGATCAAAATTGGCGACGGTGCAGACCCCGTTGTTTACGGAACCTTGTGCGGGCTTAACAGCCGCAACCTGACGCTGGACGGTGACACAATTGATGTGACCACAATTGACTGCTCCGGCGCGGGCGGCAAGCTTTTCCAAGAAATGATTGCAGGCACCTCCAAAGTCAGCTTTTCCGGTTCTGGCTTCTTCGAGAATAAGGCCCAATCGGTTCGGATGATTGATTCAAAGTTGAGCGGGACGGGCATTGATGACTTCCAGATCATTGTGCCGGGGCTTGGCGAATTTGAGGGCCAGTTCATCATTGAAAGCATGGGCGTTGCTGGTGAAATCAACGGCGGCGCTGTCACGATGGAATTTGGCCTTGCCTCAACTGGCGCGGTCACATTCACGGCAGAAGCCTAATGCCGATTACGGCGGACGCACCCGCTGGCGGCACTATCGAGCAGTTGGGCGGTGAAAGCCGCCCGCTGATCTTGCGAAATGGTGAGATCGAACGTTTTGAGCGCCAGCATGGCATCGGCATCTTTGCGATGCTTGACCAGCTTATCGGGCGAGGTGAGCCGCAGGCGCGTCATTGCCGCGACCTGATTGCGTTGGGGCTTGTTGGTGGCGGGCTTGCAGACAAGTCAGCGGACAAGATTGTCGATGACCTTCCCCCAAGCGAAAATCACCAGATACGGTCAATGGCACAAGACTTACTACTGGCTGCGTTTATTCCGCAGGACGCGGGTAAAAAAAAAGCAGGCGATTTAGCTGGTTCGTCAGACGTGAACATCCCGAAAAGTACGAAGCGGAAGCCAAGATCAAAAGCGCCATCGGCGCGGGATTAAGCGCGGCTGATTGGCGAGCAATGACCCCTGCCGATTGGACCCTCTTTGTTGAGGGTTGGAACGAAGCCCACGCGGGCAACAAGACCGAAGCCCCCACTTGGGAACAGTTTCAGGATTTGAAGGCGAAATATGGCTGAACCAACAGAACGCATCGCGATCCTCCTGCAACTCGAAAAAGAGAAGTTTGAGCGTAACGCAAAGTCAGCGGGTGCTGCGGTTGACCGGCTAGAGCGTAGGTTCAACCCGCTGGCTGCTGCTGAACAGCGGATGCAAAAAGAACAATTGCGCCTCAACTCAGCACTTGAGGCTGGCACGCTGACTGCGAAGCGGCACGCGACAGGCATGGACCTCTTACAGCGCGAATATGATCAGACCGTTTCTAAAGTGGACGGCGCTCGTTCTTCGGTTGTTGCCATGAACAGTAGCGTTGCCGCGCAAACGGGGTTTATGACGCGCAACAGGTCGGTATTCCAACAAGCTGGCTATCAGGTTGGTGACTTCGCCGTTCAGGTGCAGGGTGGGCAGTCCGCTCTGGTGGCATTTTCTCAGCAAGGCTCGCAGCTTTTGGGCGTGTTCGGTCCTTGGGGCGCGGTTATGGGCGCGGCCTTGGCGGTCGGTTCTTCCCTTGCAGGTGTTCTCTGGAACCTAGGCGATGCGACAGAGGAGACCAAGAAGAAGGCCAAGACATTCGCGGACCGGGTGTCCGAGGCAGACTCGGCATTGTCGGCAATGTCTGCGACTGCGGCAAATGTATCTGATCTCGAAACATTGCGGAGAAAATACGGTGAATTGACCGAAGAAGTGCAGCAAATGGCGCTCGCTTTATTCGAGATCGACAAGCGCGCGGCCTTGGGCAAGGTCAGCGCCATTATCACCGAAGTGACCGGGGAGATTGCCAAGGCGGCGTCAGCGTCTGCGGGCGCAGTTTCGGCAGCACTCGCCAGCGCTGGCACGGAGGCAGGGAAAGCAGAAGCGGCGGCGTATCGTGCTGAGATTGAAAAGATTGCGGGGATTATCCAGAACCGCCAAGACGCGGGCCAATTCGTTTCCCCGGAGGAAATTGCAAACCTTCAAGCGATGCGCGAGGAGTTGGCCGCGCTAGAAGGTGATCTTGCAAACATTGGTTCACTGGCCGCAGAAATCGACTTATCCCCCGACCTTCTCCGGCAAATATCAGAAGCGCAAGCAGCGCTAGAAGCAGCGCGTGACGCCGGAGACTTTTCGGCAATGTCAGATCAGCTTGGGTTGATACGTGACCTACTGGTCGAGACTGGTGACGTTGTATCACAAGACGTTGTTGATGGGGTCACGCAAGCAGAGGCTCTTGCCCGCGAAATGGCTGCGCGTCTTGAGGACGGAGAAAAAGCAGCAGAAGGCATTGCGGCGGTGGATCTTGCGGCGGGCATTTCGCCAGCGGTTGATGAAGCGCGTAAACTCGCGGAAAACTTTGGCATTGCATTAAGCTTGGCCCGCCAATTGGTAGCGAATGCAGCCGTTGCAAATGGCGCGGGACGCGGGCGCGGTGGAGATCCTTCACAATTCGGCGGAAGCGCGGCTGATATCCAGCGCAATGTACTAGGTGCGCAACTGGCGTATCAACCCGGTGGGTCGGCTGGCGTCCCGTTGCCTAAAGTTAAAGGCGCGCGCGGGGGCGGTGGTAGTAAACGCAAAGGGCGCGAGCAAGAACCGCTTTTCGCAATCGCAGAAAGTGAGTTGCAAAACCTGCAACGGCAAATCGAACTTCTCGGCAAGTCTAAAGGTGAGGTCGCGGCGCTCACGGTCAAGTTCAAGCTGCTGGACGAGGCCAAGAAGCGAGGCATCGCCATCACGGAAGAACTTACCGAAAAGATCGACGCCGAAGCCGCCAATGTGGGTAAGTTGGCGGACCAGTATGACCAAGCACGCGACCAAATCGCGGCGATGGAAAAGATACAAGGCGAGTGGAAGGACAGCGTGATCGACGCGGCCATGGGCGGCGCTGATGCGATGGACCAGTTTAAGAACAGTATCAAGCGGGCAGCTTTGGAGTATTTGCTGTTTGGCGAGGGTATTTTTGCGGGCGGTGGGAAAACAGGCGGCGGTTTCGGTGGCTTGCTAGGCGGATTGGCAACCGGGTTGATCGGGGCGAATGCCAACGGCACGCCAAACTGGCGCGGCGGGCTTACATCTGTGAATGAGCGCGGCGGCGAGATTATGAACTTGCCAAAAGGCACGCAAATCATTCCGCACGATATTTCTAAGCGCATGGCTGACGGGCAAGGCGGTGGCGGTCAAATGGACGTGCGCGTTTACGTCGATGATGACGGAAAGTGGCGGGCCAAGGTCGAACAGATCAGCGGCAGCGTTGTGCAGCGTGCGGCCCCCGGCATTGCAGCTCAATCGGTCAAAGGTGCGCAGGCATCTTTCCGCAATAGTAAATCGGGGTGGTCGCCATGACGGACGTAATCGCATGGCCACCGTTCGATCTTACGGGGTGGGAGTTGGCGGAGGTATACCCTCAATCACGATCAGTTGGTTTAATCGAAGGCAGGGCGCGCACATCATCAGCACAACGGGCGCGGCGCGTGGCTACGGCTAACGTGACAGGCATCGGCAAAGAACTGGCGGGCGCAGGCTACGTGCGGATGCTCAACCGGATGTGGGCTGGAAAGCCTAACCTTGTGCGCGTGCAGGCGTGTTCATCACTCTGGCACCTATCCCGCCTTGGCCTTGATCTGCGCAACAAGGCGCTGGAATGGACCAGCGAAGGCGTTGAATTGCTTTGGTCTGTCGGCGGCGTTGAATTGCTTTGGGATGATAGCGCCTATCCACTGACATGCGTGCCTTCCACAGATGGCGGGTGGAACAGCTTAACCGTCAGTGGTTTGCCACCCTCTACCATTGTCGCCCGCCCATCTGAATTGATCAGCGTTACTGGGCCAAGCAGCGTGGAAAGTGCTTATGCCCTGACCGTCACAAGGTCGGACGCAAGCGGCGTTGCGGTAATCCGCACTGACAAAGCCACGCCATTCACTTTCACAGACCTAGTGAGCATTGGCGACAAGGAAAACATCGTGTTTGAGGCGCTTGGGGTTCCACGTTCTGTACAGGGCGCAACTGGCACATTCGGCTTTCAATGGGACATGCGGGAGGTGTTCGAGGACGAATATTCTGACGGCTGGACGGAGGTTGACCCATGGGCTTGACGCGCGGGGCATCGGCTGCGCTTCTGGCCGATCTGATGGGCCATTTTTGCCCTGTATTGCTGACTTATGCCGATTGGCCGGGTGAGGAAATCCGCATTCATTCGGGTGTCGGCGCTTTATCATGGGGCGGGAATACATGGAACGGCGCGGGCAAACTGGTGCAATTCCAAGCGCCAGAGGAATCGGGCGGGCTGGCAACGTCTGAGGCAAGTGTGCGCGTCGCCGCAACGGTCGAGGATATGCTTGCGGAACGCGGCAAGATTATCCGAAACCGCACTGTTACCGTATGGTTTTCGACTACAACTGAACCCGGTGGAAGCACTCTAAAGACTGAGCCGGTGCAACTATTCACAGGGTACTTTGACAGCCGTACTGGGTCACTGTCGCGCTCTGACGGTGGCTTGGCGCATGACATGGTGATGGGCTTGGGTGTTGGCCCTAGCGCGCGTGCATCGGCGTCCATAACGCACAGCTACGAGGACCAGCTTGCCAAGTACCCCGGCGACACGGCAGGTCGGCACGTCCAAAACGCCAATAAGCTGAAATACAACCCGCAACAATGGCCGGAATAGATGGCCCTTTGGGCGCTGCGCTTTATGCGATGTGCAAGCCCTTCAAGTGGGGGATAAGGCGCGATTGTTCTGTCGCCTGCGTGGCGTTCCATCACTTGCATGGCATCGACCCGCTAGAGCGATGCGCGGACAGCTACAACACCACCCTTGGCGCGGCTCGGATACTCAAGCGTGCAGGCGGATACCTGAAATGGTGCGAGGCGACGTTTGATTTACCCAAGACAGAAAGCCCGCAAGCAGGCGATTTGGCCTTGATAGAGAGCGCGGACGCATTCGGGGCGGCTTTGGCTCTTTGTATTACCCCCGGCGAGTTCGCCAGCAAGACAGAGGCCGGAATGATCATAACAAAAGCTAAAGTGGTGGGGGCGTGGACATGGCGTTTCTAGCCCCAATATTCGCGTCAATTACGGCGGGCATTACTTCGGCAGCGGTTGCCTTGGGTTTTAGCGCAGCAGCAGCGGCATCTATCGCATCTAGCCTTGTGCAATTCGGCGTGTCGTTTCTGATCAACAGCGCAATCTCTGCACTGTCAAACAAGAAGGCGGAGGACGTTGGGCGCGATCTAGCGCAACCAACAACTGCACCGCCCTATCGGTTTGTTTATGGCGAGTGCAGGGCGACAGGCACGCCCGCAGGCACGCCGGTTAAGGGTGGGGCTATATTCGGGGCGTGGATACTTAACTCACGACCATCGGACTTGTCCACGTTCACGCTCTACCTAGACAAGCGCGAAGTCGTGCTAACGGGTGACGCATTCGACCTAAACGGGGTTGGCGCGACAGCAACAGAGGCACCTTTCGCCGGTTACGTCACAGTATGGGCGAGCAGGGGCGATCACACTGTGCCGCCCAGCCATTTCATTACAGATGCAGCTTATGTTGAAGGTACAGCCGAGCATCTTTGGAAATCGACGGACGCTTGGAAGGGCCGGACAATGATCTGGCTCAAGCTGGAAGCTGGACCGCAAGGCGATAGGCAGGAGCGGTGGCCTTCAACGCCGCCATTAGTCGAAGTTGAGGGCAAGTGGTCACTGGCATTTGACCCTCGCACTGGTGTTACTGACTGGTCAGAGAACCACGCGCTTTGTGTGCGTGATGCGCTGCGGAACAATCCGATCAGGGCTTATCAAGAGGCGCAAATACACGATTCATTCAACCAAGACGGGCCTGACGCTTGCGATGAAACGGTTGCGCTAAAGTCAGGCGGCAGTGAGGCTCGCTATGTCTGCGCTGGAACGCTTGTGTTCAACGAAGGCGAGATTGAGGACCAGCTAAACCCCATGATGATTAGCGGCGCTGCTGACTTTATCAGGGTCGGCGGAAAGCTGGGCTACGCAGCGGGCGTTTACCGCGAACCAACAGAGACAATAACCTACCTAATGGGTGACGGTTTCGAGTTCCCGGATATGGTTCCCGGCTCCGATCTGGTCAATCAATTGCGAGTCACTTACCTGTCACCAGCGCGGGGATATGAAACCGCCGAACTGTTGCCTTGGGATATTCCCGGTGCGCTGACCGAGGACGGTGGCGTTCCTGCGGTAAAAACGCTGGCCTTGCCGTTCTGCCCGTCACCCACACAGGGAATGAGGGTGCGAAGCATTACCGGGCTGCGGATACGGCGGCAAGAGCGCATACAGGGCGGGACATTGCCACCAGAGGCGTTTGACCTAGTAGGGGGCGCAACTGCCACAATCGCCCT